TTTTCGCCCTTGTCTCCCTTTGCGCCGTTGGTTACCGTGAAGCTGCCAGCGGCGGTACCGTCCGAAAAAGTTGCGGTGTAGGTATCGACAAGCCCGGAACTTGCGGTCTTCTCGATTTTCTGGATGCCAGCGCCACGCTCGCCTTTGAGCATCATCACCTTGACGGTCTCGTCTATCTTCGCCATTCAAACACCCCATCCTAGAAAGTAATGTCCTGCATTATCTCGATAACGCCGCGCATGACCGTGAAAACGTCACCGTTGCACCCGATTTCGAAGTCGTAGAAATACTTCCCGGGCTTCGCGCTGGCGGTGTCGCTCGGTGCGACCCTCACGACGTAAGCCCCCTTGCCTACCTTGGAAACGCCGCCCGAAAGCGACTTCTTGAAAAGGAATCGGTTGTCGCTGCTGTTCGACTTGCACGTGAAATAGGCTCGCTCCAAGTCTTGGTCGAAAGGCTCGCCAGAATCGTCATAGACCTGCAAACCGAACGAAAGTGTATCGCCGCGAACCATTCGGATGTACTTGTCCTCCATTGTGAAATTCGTCCGCATCATACCCACCTCGAAAAGTCCTCGACCTTGATTTCCGTGACGTTTCCGCGCCACGATATGGCGTTCTCGCCGACCTTCAGAGCCAAGTCGGCGTAATCGCCGGTGACGTGCCGGTTCATCAGGGTGTCACCATGGTACGCATTCATCTCGTCAGCGTCTATCGTGATGTATCCGTCATCTATCGAGAACGACAGCACGGTGATTGAGTTGACGGCAAGCTCGACGTTGCCGCTGCCGAACACCGTGACGGTCGGCCTTGAGATGACGTTTCCGCGATTGGTCAGGGCGATTTGGTTGAAGCTGTTGCTCGCCATGGTAGCGCTCAACGTAAAATCGACCGAAGTGCCAGCTTTGATGTCGAGCAACAGCGCATCGTACGCGACGTTGGAGTCTGCCGCTGCGGTTATCATGGAATAGCTGTTGCTCTTCAGCTCCATATACGAACCGCCGAAAGACCTGTCATCCGAAGGGAACCCAGCGATGAGCCTTAACGCGCACCCAGCGGCGCTGCCGCTAGCCGAAGCCGTTAGAGTGTAGTTCCCGGAAAGCGACATGCTCTCGATTGGAACCTCGATATCGACATCGCCAGTTGCCTTCCCGGCTACCCTGATGCTGCCGTCGCTCGAAGTCACTGTGATGCCGAATCTACTCGCCGTCGAATCCTCGACGTGCAAGAACTGGTTAACGATGTCGAACGTCCTGTCAACCGCGTCGTACTTGAACGGTTGGACGTGCATCTTAACCTTCGCCGTGCGGAACCTCACAAGGCGCTCGAAGTCGATTTGGTCGAGAATCTGATAGCGGTAGTACTTGTCGGGTTCGTTGCTGAAAACGACCTCCCCATCAGAGTCGAGGAAGGCTATCGCATCATCGACGTCGAAGTCACCGTGAAGGCCGATGCTCACTTCCTTGTCGTAGGCGGCATATCCCAGCCTTGTTACGATGTCTCCGTCGCGCCCATCGATTTCCTCTTTGCTCGTTCGCATCTTCGGCTTCGTAATCGGCGGGAGGGATTGGATTATCAAACCTTTGACGTTCGTGCTCTTCTCGCCGTTCAATTCAATATAGCTAATCATGTAAACACCTCCTATGCGTAAATCGCGTTCGTGACCGTGCGCTCCACGAACTTGCCCGCCACCTCGTCATCGAGAACGATGTGGACGCGCCCAAGGGCTTCGATAACAGCGTCAACGACGCTTGAATTGGCGACCGTCCCGGCTGCGGAATAGCCGCTGTAGGCAATCTGCTGGTAGCTCACGAAAGCCGAAGGGTCGGGCATGGCGTCCTGCATCTGACCGACAACGCTTCCCATCTCGTCGGTGAAGCCCTCGCCGATGCCTTGGGCGATGTACTTGCCGACTTGGTCGCGGAACAGCCGTGAAGGCGAGTGGATGCCGAGGGCGGCCTTCATGCCGTCGAGGATGCCGGACGCGAAGCTCTTGACTTGACCGGCTAGCCATCCAGCGGCACCGCTGATGCCGTCCCAGATGCCGCGCACGATGTCACCGCCGATGCTGAGGACGCGACCCGGCAGCGACGACAGCCCATTGACCACCGCGTTGAACATGTTCCTTGCGCCCGCTGCGCCCTTGCTCGCCATCTGCCCGGCCCACGAGCCGAGGTTCGAGATGACGTTGCCCAAGAAGTTTGCGATGCGCCCGGGCAGCTGCGAGACGAAGTTGATTGCGTTGCTCAGGAACTGCGAGCCAGCGCGTGAAGCGTTGGATGCCATGTTCGAAGCCCAGCTGACGACGTTGGAAATGACGTTGCTCAGGAAGCTAGCGATGTTCGCGGGAAGGTTCTGGATGAAGTTGATGGCGTTCGACACGAACTGCGAGCCAGCCGAAGCGGCGTTGCTCGCCATGTCGGCAACCCACGAGATGACGTTGCCGATAACCGTCCCCAGCAGGTAGCCGATGTTATACGGAAGGTTCTGGACGAAATTCACGACGTTCTGCACGAACTGCGAGCCTGCGCTAGCCGCCTGTGCCGCCATGTTCGAAACCCACCCAGTGACCGTTGCGATGACGTTGTTCAGCCAGTCGGCGAACATCTGCGGCAGCTGCGAGATTGTGGTGCCGAGGTTAGAGAAGAAGTCCCCGATTGCCTGAACCGCATTGCCGATGAAGTCCTTGATGCCGTTCCACACGTTCATGACCGCATCTCGGAAACCCTCGTTTGTGTTCCATAGCACGACTATCGCGGCGATAAGCCCGGCGACAAGCCCGACCACCAGCCCGATTGGGGACGCGAGCTGCGCGGCATTGAGAAGCCGCTGCGCCACTGTCATTCCTTCGGTCGCGGTCTTCCAGCTTTTGAACGCGGTTACCATCGCTTCGACCTTCTGCGCGACCATGATGCCGCCCAGCGCTGCGGAGATTCCCGCCAGCAGCGGCGCTATCGTCGGCAGGTTGTCCTTCAGCCACGATATGCCTTTCTTGATTGGCGGGATGACCTTGGAAACGCCGTCGCTGATTGTGTTGATGAAGCCAGTGACGTTCTCGCTGCCGATTGCATCGTAAATCTGCATGAGACCATCAGTGACAGCCGCCTGCATGTTTCCCATCGCGCCCTCGAAAGTTGACGTGGAAGTAGCGGCCTGCTGGGCAGCGTCGGTGAAGCCCAGACTCATGATTGCCTGATTGAACTCGTCAGCCGTGATTTGGCCTTGGGCCATAGCGTCGCGGAAATTCCCCGTGTACGCGCCGTTCTGCTGCAACGCTTCTTGCAGCTTGCCGGACGCGCCGGGAATCGCGTCAGCGAGCTGGTTCCAGTTTTCAGTCGTGAGCTTGCCTGCGCCAGCCGTCTGCGTTAGCACCATCGCCACGCTCTTGAACGTGTCGGCGTTGCCGCCAGCGACGGCGTTCAGGTTGCCAGCGGCCTGCGTCAGCCCAGTGTAGTCTTGAATGCCGTTGGCAGCGAGCTGCGCGGTCGTGTTGGCAACCGTGTCGAGGTCGTACACCGTCTGGTCGGCGTACGTCTTCATATCGTCCTTGGCTTTGGAGATTGTCGAATCGTCGTAGCCCGCGAAGCTCATTGTCGACTCGAACTTCTTCAGGGCATCGGAGGAGTTGATTGCTTCGCCCGCAAGGCTCTGCACGCCGTTGATTGCCGACGTGATGATGTTGCCGGCGAGGTTCGCGATAGCGCCCTTTAGAACGGTGAAGCCGCCCTCGGCCCTGCGTGCCTTATCGCCAGCGTCCTCGACGGCTTCGCCTAGCTTCTCGCTCGAATCGGACGATTTCCCCATCTGCGATTCGAGGTCTTTGATGTCGGCTTTCGTCTTGTTGATGTCCGTCTGTGCGCTGTTCATCTGCGTGCGCATACGCGACATGGAGCGCTCGTTCTGGTCGTTGGCGAGCGTCGATTTCTCGACCTGCTCCTTCAGGTTCGCGACCACTTCAGCTTGCTGCTTGTACTCGGTCGAAGACGTTCCCAGCTCTCGCCCGATGCGCTCAAGCTCGGATTTCTCCTTGTTGTACGAGGCGACCAGCTGCTCGTGCTTCTCCTTGTTCTGCTGGTACTCGCCGCCCATCTTCTCGTACTGCTCGCGCAGCACCGAGAGTTTCGACTTCTGCTCTTCGAGACGATGGGTGAGCGCCTCCTGCTTGGCGGTCAGCGCTTCGATGCTCGTGTCGTTCTTGTCGTACTGCGATGACACGAGCTTCAGCTCGGACGAAACCTCCTTGAGGTTTTGCGTGATGTTGCGCAATGCGGCGCGGTACGCGCTCTCACCTTGTAGCTTGACCGCGCCACCGAAACTTGCCATAGAATCACCCCCTGTTTAAAACCATTCCTCGTCGCTCATTGACTGCGCTTCGAGCTTTGCGTATGTCGTGCCGTTCGCCCGCAACTGCGTCTCGATGTCGAACGTGTCCTTGTACGCTTGGTAAAGCGCCCGAAACCGTCTGAGCGTCAATCTCCCGACTTCCCTGTCGGACGAAAGCCCCAAGCGCGTCCGCCCGATGAAGTAGTACCACGCGAAGTCAATAGTCGGGTCATAATCGAAAATCACGTCTTCGTCGTGGACTATGCGTTTTTTGAATCATCTGCTGCGGAATCGACCACCGTCTGCTGCACCTTGCTCGTCACTGATTCAAGGCCGACAGCCGTCAGGATGCGGGCCACCTTGCGATGCGTGAGCGGCTTCTCGTCGGTGCCGTCCTCGTCGTTGGCGATTTCGATGCCATCGTTAATCATCTGCGTGGCTCCGAAAACGAGCGCCTTGATGTTAGGCTCGCCCTCTTCGGGCTCCACGAGCTTGCCCCACGCCTCGATGCTGCCGTACTCGTCCTGAATTGCCTCCATGACGTTGAGGTCGAAGGCGAGCTTGTACGTCTTGCCGTTGTACTCGATTTCCTGCAACTTGCTTTTCATGTCGTCCTTCCTCCTTAAAACAATGGGCCACGGCGATTGCCATGACCCATTATCGCACATATGTTCCAGCTATTATTCCGTTGCCTTGAGCTTGTCCTTGACCCAAGAAACGGCTGCATCCTTGGTGTCGAACGTCTGCGACGCAGACCAGTTGCCGTTCGCAAGGCTCGCCGCAGACCCCTCGATTTCGGGCGTCTTGAAGTCGACCTTCTCGCCCTTCGTCTGGTCTTCCTGCGACGGCTCGCTGAACTTGACCTTGTACAGGAACTCGCCCTTGTACTTCAGCGCGCCGTTGACCATCTTGGTGATGACGCGGCCCATGCCAACGTAGGGTGCGACGTCGTTGGCATTGCGCACCATCTCGCCCTTGCCTTCCGATGCGCTCGCTACGGTGTGACCGAGGATGGGCGCGAAAATCGTATCGTCATCGTCGGCAACGCCGAGCGTCACGCTCGCGCTGTTGAAGCTCTTGTCGGATTCGGCAAGAGCGTCCTCTGCGTAGAGCGTCGCGTCGTTGTTGGTCACGGAGACCTTGCAGGACACCGCCTTGCCGAAAGACTTCGCGCCATCATAAGTAGGTGCTCCGTCCTCGGCTTCGGTGAGCTTACCCCACCAGATGTTAGTAAGGCCGATTTTTGCCATCTAAATCCCTCTTTCCTTTGCGAAACTTAGCGTCACGTGGAAATACCCAGTGTCGCTCTCGTACATGTCCCCCGAAGAGCGGGACAATTGCCAAGTCCATCCCGCATCTTCAAGAGCCTTCTTGACTGCTTCTACGAGTGCAGTGTGGTTGCCCTTGCTGTACACGTCGAAGTCGTAGTATGTCACGTACCCCAGCAACGAATCATCGCCGGAATACGAGCTATCATCGTACTCGCGGCTGAAGATGACGTAAGGCTCGCCGTGCCCCTCGTAGGCCATGAATCGCACGGGAACCTCTTTGCCGTTGACGGTGAAGCCGTCGAACAGCTTGACGATTTCATCGTTCATCGGCTCACCCCTTCGGCAGGTACTTGTCCTGCACCTTTTTCATCGCCGATTCGATTTCGCTGCTAACGAAACTTCGGCGCATGAACGGGTGCTTCGGATACGGCGAGGTGCTGCGCCCGTACTCAAAAAGGTTGCAGACCAAGGGCGCGGGCGTTTTCGTACCGTCCTCGTTTTTGAAGTACCCGTAGAACGCGACCTTGGTGGCAACGCCGTCATCGGAAGGCGTCTTGTACGAGCGGGTCAGCTTCAGGCACTTCATGATGCCCGACTTCATGAAGCTCGACGGGACGTTGGCCTTGACGTTCGCCAAGACCTTCTTCGCCCCCTCGCGCGTCATCTCCTTGAGCATCGTGTCGGTGTTCTTATCAAGGAGCTCGAACTGCTCCATAAGCTCGGTCGGGAGCTGTTCGTCGAATGCTGCCATCAGTGCGTCACCTCCTTCGCCTGAATCTCCAACTCGACGTTCGCGTAGTTCACGTTGTTCAGATACTGAATCTCGTAGCGCCTTCCGTCGAACAGGACGACCATATCACGGTCGATTTTCGTTTTGAGCGGGTAGCGAATCGTGAAGTTCGTCGTTGCCGCCTCGAAGCTCGTCCCGCTCTTGATGAGCGTGTAACCGCTCGTCGTTCTCACGCTCGCGTAGGCTTCGAGAACGGGTTCGTCAACCGTGGTCGGGAAGCCCTCCGTATCGTGCGATACCTTCGGCCTGACGATTTGGATGCGGTGACTGTACTTACCGGCGTTAATCATCTCGCACCGCCGAAGGCAGAAGGTTGACCGAGTGCATGTCGAGGATGCTCTGCACCGCCAAGTTGACGTTGGACGAATCGACGTACAGGGCGCGGTTGTCGTACATGTCTTGGGCGAGCACGAACAGCGCGACAACGAAGTCCTCGCTCTCGTCGAGCTGAGCCGCAGTCAGGCCAGTGTACTTGCACATGTACGCGGTCGCCGCGCCGATTATCGTCTTGAGAAAACCATCCTCTGATGCGGTCACCTCGCCGACCCTGAGATATTCAGCAAGGTCGGTCGAAGTGACCTCCGAGACTTTCGCAATCTGGTTCATCTAATCCCCCCTACTCTTGGGGATTCGCGTCCCCAGACTTCTTGGCGCTCCTGCCGCGCTTGGGCTTCACCTCTTCGATGTAGCCCGCCTTCAGCAGGTCGGCCACGATTGCGGCGTCCTCAATCTCCCGCGTCTCGCCCTCGTACATCGAGATTGCGCCGCTGAAAGACTTCAGAGCCTTATGCACTTGCCATCACCAACTTGGCGAGCTTCTGGGCGTCCTGCACCTTGGAGTCGAACTCGAACCACGAGATGACGCCAGTCGCGTGCTCGTCGGCGTACTTCTCGCGCAGTACCTGCATCGTGATGTTCTCGGAGAACTTCGTGGCGAGTCCAGTCATGTCGCCGTAGTAGATGACAGACTTATTGACGGCGATGTCGGGCATGTTGTCGGACACGTAGACGGGCTTGCCGAGAAGGACGGTGTCGAACGGCGAGGAGATGTCATCGTTGAGCAGGTAATGGCCGTCGTTGCCCTTCAGCAGTCGGAGCGCCGTGCGGGTCGCGGGGGACATAATCCAAATCGCGTTGTTCTGGTAGACGTCCTTGATGGAGTCCTTGAGCTTCACGACCTCGTCGGAAGTGATTGCGGTTCCCGCCGCAGTGGTCACGGAGTTGGTCAGGGTGGAAAGGCCAGTAACCTTGTCGCTGGTTCCGATAAGAAGCTCATGCTCGATGAAGCTGGCGATGTCCTCGCCCATCTTGTTGACAACGAACGACACGATGTCGAACTGCGAGTTGTTAATCAGAGAGTTGGAAATCTTGCTCAGGGCGCCAGCGAGGAAGCCGTCAAGCTCGATGTTCTTGAACTTGCCGTTGCTGGAGGTCAGCGGGGTGAACTCCTCGGCATACGCGACGGTGATGCCGCCATTGGTGGTGTCGTAGTACGGAATCTGGAGCTTGCCCTTGACGTTGTACTTCTGCGAGCGCTGAAGCACAGGGGAAACGTCGTAGACCTTCTTGATAATCTGCTGCGCGATGGTGGCCGGAATGACGGAGCCGTTGTCGGTCTTGGTCAGCTCACCGGCACGCTCGTGAACGATGCGGCCACGGATGTAGTTCTCGAAGGCGCGGCTCTCCTGCTGCTCCTGAGTCGGCTTCGGCTCGCCGCCAGCGGGCGCAGGCTCCTGCTTCGGCTGCTTGTCCTTGGAATCGTCAAGCTCGTCGCCAATCTTGAGCGCTTCCTTGATGCGCTTCACATCGTCGCGAATCTCTGCAAGCTCTGCGGCCTCGTCCTCGGTAAGCTCGCGCTTGTTCACCTCGGCGTCGGCGAGAATCTTCTCGGCCTTCTCAATCTTGTCGTTCTTCAGCTCCATGAGGTTCTTGTAGCTCAGGGAGCGGGTGTGGAAAATCTTCGGCATGTTAGCCCTCCTTCATCTCGGCAATCATTGCCTTGTACTTGTCGTAATTGATTTCCTGCTGCGGTTCTTGCTGCGGTTCCTGCTGCTGTCCGTCATCCCGCGTCTCGGGCGGTTCGGCATCCCCGTCGAAGGATTCCGACAGAAACATGTCGTTCTCGGAATCCTCGCTGCGGGCCATGATGAGCGTGCCGTCGTAGGCTGGCACCTTGGAGCGGTCGAGGATGGAAACCTCTTCGAGGTCTAGGTCGTTCACCTCGCGGGTGAGCATGCCGTTCTCGACGCCGTTCTTCACGTCTCGGTCGTAGAAACCGAAAGACCAGCCCACCAAATCACCGCGCTTCGCCATCTCCATGACTTCCTTGTCGGAAATGGTGCATTTGGCGCGAAGCCCGATGTTGTCCTCGGTCAGCTCGAGGTTGCCCTTCTTGGTGCTGCCGAGGTCGCGCTGCCAGTCGTGGTTGAGCAGGACGTGAACATCGTCGTTGCGCTTCAGGGCACGCGCGAACGCGCCCTTCTTGATTCGCTCGATGAACTTGCCCATGCGCGAAAGCAGCGGCTTGCTGTTTCGCTCGACGGCGTTGACGTAGCCCTCGATTTCAACGCTGTTCTCACGGATGTTAATCTGCATTTGCTTCACCCCCTTGCGCCTGAATTGCGCTGCCAGAATCCGAAATGCCAGCCGCCTTCGTGGAGTCCGTGTTCGGGGTGTACGTCTCTCCCGTGGCGGTGTCGAAGAGAACGGAGCCGAGTCCGAGGTCGATGATGTCAAGCCCATGAACCTCGTTCATGTTCTCGTTGCGGCGCATTTCGTTGATTGTCATTATGCCACATTCTTTTGCAAGCTGGTACGTCTCATAACGCTCCTTGAAGCTCGCCTTGATGATTTCACGGCTGTCGAATGCGAAGAAGTAATTTCGCTTCTCGCGCTCAAGAAGAAGGTCGCGGTTTAGCGCCGTCTCGAAAGCCCGCACGATGGGGTAGATTGCGAACTTCCACGTCTCCTCAAAGTTGTCCTTGATGTGGAAGATGCCGTTAATCTCATCGGCCATCGTCCGCTTGTTCTCGTTAAGCTGCATCTCTGTGGAAGTGCTCGACGCCTCTTGGAACTCCAAGCCGTTGTTGAGTACCACGACGTTTTCCTCGCTGTTGCCGTAAAGGTTCGACCATGCGCTCTTTAGCGCGTCGATTTCCTCCTGTCCCAGCTTGCGTTGGCTCTTCAGGAACCCTCGCTTGTTGCCGCCCGCCTTTACCAGCCCGAGCTGGTACATGAGCGTCTGGTATCCCGTCTCAAGGGCCTTGGCGACCTCGACCGTAAGGCCGACGCCGCTTGCGCCGTCCTTCGTGTTGCGGAGAATCTTGATGAACTCGAAGGGCTTGTACGTCCCGTCACCGACGATGATGTCGTACGACTTGTAAATCGGGTCGCTGTTGATGTTGATGCTCACCGCGTCGCACTTCACGTAGTACAGACCCGTCACGTCGTTGCGGCTGCGCTCGATGTAGCAATAGCCGCCCTTCCCCATGAGGTAATCCTCGACCATCGCCTTCTTGAGCTGGAACCCGTCCAGCGTGTCCCCCGTGTCCCCGTTGAGCATCTTCGTTCGCGGGTCGTTTTCCACCTCTTCGACAACGCCACTCTTGGTGCGGTACAGGCGCACCGGCATACAGGCCACGGCGCTCGTGATGAAGTCAACCGCGCCAGAAACCGCTGGAAGCATCATCGCCTTGTCGCGGTCGATTGGCTCGTCATTGAGCAGCGCACGCAAGAGCACGTCGTTCACCGTGCCGTCGTTGCCGATGACGTTCTCGGCGGAGCGCTTGCGCTCCCATCTATCGCTGAACCATCCCATGTAACCACCCCTTAGATAACCTGAACCGTGAAGTCAGGCATTTGATTGAACACGACGTCCTGCTGAAGCAAGTATACGGCGTTGATAAGCGAAACAACCATATCGACCTTGCCTTTGCTCTTCTTCTTATGGACGTACATGTTTTTATTCGTGTCGTATGAGCAGCGTGCGTTCTGGAAGTTGATTTCGAGCAGCTTGTTGTCGGTGTACTCGAACTCGCCGCAAAGAATCTTCTCCCTCAGAAGTTTGGTCGGCGGGTGGAGCACGCTCGAATGCTGCCTGATTTCTACGGTGTTGTATCCCGCGCCCTCCAACTTCTGCGCGGTGCTGAGCGCGTTCCATCGGTCGTAGCCGATTGCCTGCACTTGCACGCCGTACTTGTCCTCGATGCCGAGAATGAAGTCCTCGACCACCTTGTAATCGATAACCCTGTCACCGCACGCGATGCACTTTCCGGCACGGATGAACTCGTTGTAGTCGATTTTCTCGTAGGCGTTCTTCTCGGTGATTCGGCCTTCAGGAACGAATGCGAACACGTCCGCGAGGATGTTGCCGTCATCGTCTGCCGCCACCATAGCGACTGCGGTGTTGTCGTTCGTCTCAGACAAGTCCAATCCGAGATACACCACGCGCCCGCGCCAGTCGATGTTCGCCACCTTGCAAGACTGCACGTCCGCGACGTCGATGAACGTCTCGGTGCCCTGACCCTGATAGATGATGTTGCAGTGCTTGGTTAGGAAGTTCTCGCGTGCCGATTCCACCGCGATTGCGTAGGCTCGCTTCTTCTTCAGGTCTTCCCAGATTTCGGGAATTTCCAAGCTGACGGGATTTGACTGACGCATGACCAAATCGTCCGTCATCCAGTCCTTCGTATCGTCAGGCTCGTAGAGCAAGGCGAACAGCGTATCATCCTCGGCAATGCCGTCCAGCACCTTCTTGGCGTATGCGACCTCGTCCTCGAAAGGATTGTCTATCGTCGGGTACTTGGTGCTGATGATGAAGCCGAGCTTGTTCAAGATGTTCAACTGGCCAGACTTCATCGCTTCCACCGCGTAGCTCGTCGGCAGCGCCCCTACCTCGTCGGCGCAGAAGGCGCTCGGAAGTCGGCCATCCATTCGAGACGTTGAATAGCTCAGGGGAACGTACGTCGAGCTTTTCGGTATGAACGTGATGGACGGATTGATAATCTTGAATCGCTTGTTGCCCTTGTACTCGTAGACCAGTGGGGACGAGCGCAGCGTCTGCGATATTGCTTCGCGAATCTGCTTTGACAACGCCCCGTCTGGCGCGACTGAGAAGAACTCCGCGAATCGCGGCTCGGTAAGCATGAGGATGATGAAGATGGTCGCTACCGTGTACGTCTTGAAGTTCTTACGCGCGATTTCAAGCAGCCCGATTTCGTAACGTCGCTTCTCGGGATTGTCTCGGTAGACGGTGCAGAGCACGGCGATGTAGAGCAGCCATTGGTAACCCGTCGTGCATTCATAGAGCGTCTGCCCCGCCTTCAGGCCCTTCGGCATGACGAGCAGCTTCAGGATTGATTCGACCTGTTGAATCTTCGCATCGCTGACAACGTACTTGTCGCTCTTGCCCTCGCAGACGTCCATCCATAGGCGCATCTGCTTCTTGACATACGCGGGCGTGGTGTCCGCGTCTATCGCGGCCTTGCAGTATTCGTAGCCCCTATTCCTCGCCATTGTCCTCACCGTTGATTATCGCCATGAGTGGGTCGTACCCAGAATCGCGTTCCTCGTCCTCCTTGGCGAATCCCTTGATGATTTTCATGAGCGTGGTCACTGTGCGGTTGGCCGAGTCCGTGGTCTTGTTGTACTCCGTGACCGCTGGGTTGACGTAGATGTTCGCTCGCCCCTTAACGTACTCCTTCGTGACAAGCGTTCCCGTCTCCTTGATTGCCTTTTCCAGCTCGGAAAGGTTGCTGAGCTGGACTTGGTATCGTTTGAACGTTGTCACGAAGAAGAAGTTGGTTTGGACGCCCGTCTCTTCGGCGATGCGAAGAATCTCGACCGCCTGCTCTTGTAAGTTCATCTTAGTAGCCATGTTATCAATCCTCCACTTTCACAGCTTCCATGCCGGTGAGCTTCTCCCACCTGCCGACAATCACGTCGACATATCTCGGGTCATACTCCATAACTCGCGCCCTGCGCCCATTCTGCTCGCACGCGATAATCGTCGTACCGCTGACGCCGAACAGGTCGAGGACGATATCGTTCTTGGCGCTGCTATTCCGAATCTGATAGTCGAACAAGCCGACTGGCTTCATCGTCGGATGCAGGTCGGCCTTCGTCGGCCTATCCCAGTCAATGACAGTCGTTTGCTTCCTGTCCCCGTACCAGTTATGGGGTGCAGTCTCCTTCCAGCCATAAAGGCACGGCTCGTGCTTCCATTGGTAATCCTGCCTACCCATAACGAGCGAGTTCTTGTTCCAAATCAGCTCCTGCTTGACGGTAAGCCCAGCGTCCTCGACGGCGGTTGCGAAGTTCACGACTTCCTTGCTCGCATACCAGACATAGAATGCAGCTCCGTCAGCCATCGCGTCGTAGGCATTGCCAAACGCCGCGAGAAGGAAGTCATGGAAGGCGCTGGTGTCCATGCTGTCGTTCTCGATTTTCATAGCCTTGGCGCTCTCGCCAGTGTAGTCGACGTTGTAAGGCGGGTCTGTGATAAGGAGCGCAGCGCTCCCCCCATCTCCTGCCTGCATGAGCTTGCGAACGTCATCGGATTTCGTGCTGTCGCCGCACATCAGGATATGGTTGCCGAGCCTGTACACATCGCCAAGCTTCGTCACGGGTTCCGCTGGCGGCTCGGGAACATCCTCGTCTGCGTCGCTCCCAGCCAAGTCGCTATCGGCATCAATGTTTCCGAAGTCAACATCGTCGAACCCGAACTCGCCCATGTCGATTTCGTCTATGCCGTCAAGCTCTATGTCCAGCTTTTCAAAGTCCCACTCGGCAAGCTCGCCAGTCTTGTTGTCTGCCAAGCGGAACGCCTTCACCTGCTCTGGCGTCAAATCGTCAGCGACGATGACGGGAACCTGCTTCAGCCCCAGCTTGTGCGCAGCCTTCAGCCGCGTGTGCACGTTGATGATGACGTTCTCGCCGTCAACGACGATGGGAACCTTGAAACCGAACTCTTTGATGCTCGCCGCTACTGCATCCACCGCGTTGTCGTTCAATCGCGGGTTGTTGGCATACGGAATCAGCGAATCGACGTCCATGTAGGTTACTTTTGTCTTATCCATGCCTTGAAAACCCCCTTCTCGTTGTTCTGAAAGCCGCTATGGGGAAACGTTCGAAAGAATCCCCGATAATCGCCCTTATTGAATGATAATCGCAGTTTTTGACCGATAAACCGCCGTTTTCCAAAAAAGCCCAGCAGCTTGGAAATTTAGTGTCTAGATAGGGGCTTGTTGATAGCGCGGCAGCGCGCCCGAATTCCCCGTAGGGTAGGGGGGGATTGTTTCCCCCCCTAGTTATCGACAGAGTTTTCAACAGGTTATCGACATAGGACGATTAGCGGCCCTCAATCCTCTTGGCCGCAAGCCCTCGCAGGTAGCCCTTCGTAAGCTCGCCATCGTCCGCCATCCTATGGTGCAGCCTGCACAGGCACACGAGGTTGCCGTCCTCAATCAGCCCGTCCGGGTCATCGCGTAGCTTCTCGATGTGGTGGACTTCCAACCCCTCGGTCGTTGCCTTCCCTTGGTCCCTGCACACCTCGCACATCCAGTGCGCATCGTCCCGCACCTGTAGGCTCTTCCTCTTCCACCTTGAGGTGAAGCGCAGCCTGTCAGCTCCCGTCCTCTCGTACCTGTATGTCGGTTTCTTCCTCGGGCAAGGCTCGTCGTATGCGTGCATCTTCCCGCACCTGCTGCAGGCCCTGTATGCTCCCATGTGCGTCCCCCCTTCAACCGGCAGCGGGCCCCGCCGATTAGACGAGACCCGCTTGGTGGTCTTGCTCAGTTGTCCTGCTGCCTAATGCCGCCCTCTACAACTTCAATGCACCGCTTGCATCAGAATCAACGCCATAGTGCATCTCGCCACTGTCGCCGAAGGCATACCACTTGCCGCCGATGCTCTGCACGTCAGCCGCGTGCATCGCGCCCGAGTCCGGGTCGAGGTAGTACCACTTGCCGCCATCTTGCACCCAGCCGGTAGCCATCGCGCCGGAATCGGTGAGGTAGTACCACTTGCCGCCGACCTGCTGCCATCCGGTCAGCATCCAGCCGTCGGCATCGAAGAGGTACCATTTGCCGTCGATTTTCTCCCAGCCGCTCTTTGTGTAGCTCCCGTCTGCGTGGCGGTACCACCAGCGGCCATCCTTCTGAATCCAGCCTTCATGCTGGGCGCTTGCCGCGCCCGCGTACTTTCGCCAAGCCGCCGCATCGCCATAGAACAGGTCGAAGTCAAGGTTTCCGCCCCAGCACGACAAGCGGCCATCGCTAGCGAACTGCCACGCGCCGACAACGCCATCGGCACTGGGAGCGTCCCAGCCTTCCGCCTGCGCGAATGTGGGCGAAGGAGCTGCGGGATACGCCGCGACCCAGCGCATGCAGTTTTGCTCGACGCCGCCTTGGTTGAATCGCCAAGGATTTGCGTAAATCCAGCACCAAACGCCCTTTACGTCATGCACACGGCGCACGAACGCGTTGACCCATGCGACATCCTGATTGCCCTCCCAGTCGAGGACGGGAACGCCGCTGCCGAAATACCCCGCTGCGTGCTGCATGAAGTAATCGGCTTCCGCCACGGGGTCGGAATTTCCCGCGAAATGGTAGAAGCCGCAAAGCAGGCCGGCATCGCATGCCTGACCCCAGTGCTTGTCGCACGACGGGTTGACGTAGCCCGTGCCCTCGGTCACCTTGATGATAACTCCGTCTATTTCGGCTGCTGCCGCTCGCAAGTCAAGCCCAGCCTGATATGACGCGATGTCGATGAAATGGATAGCCATTACTCCACCTTCCCTTCGTCAACCTGCTTTGAAGTAGCGGTACTCACTCCGATTAGTGCGCCGATTAGAACGCCCGCAGCGTTGAGCGTCAAAACGACGCTATCGACGTTCGGCCAGCCCCAAGCAGGGCCTACGGTACCCACGAACGCCGCAGTTGCGGGAAGTGCGATGAGGCCACCCCATTTCAATACTTTGTAAGGCTTGTCGGGAATAAGATACTCTTTCATACAAATTGCTCCTTTCAGTTGTCCTTAGTAGGCAACGCCATCATCTCGTCATACAGGTTCGTCGCGATGCCGTTGCCGCCTAGATGATGATAACTCCTGTAGGTGCGCTCCATGACTTCCTTGTCCACCGTGGCGGCGTATCCGTCGCGCATCGCATGATGATGGGTTCTCATGAGCTCGCTCCTGAGCAGCGCACGCAGCGCCGATTTGACTAACTCGTTATCCTCTTCGGCCTTCTGCTTCTCTGAACGCATGTGCGACAGCATGATGCCGAACACTGAGACGATTGCCGCAGCGGAGTAGATTGCGAGCTGGGAATCGAGCCTAGGATTCGACACGAACGTTGCTAGCGCGGCAATAGCGCACGGGATGCAAACCCACAGAAGTTTTTCCCAGAATTCCTGCATACAGCTCTTTCGGTTGGTTTTTTACGCTTCCTAAATTATACGACAGCTAGAGCGGGAATTGTGGGAATGAGAAAAGGGGCCACCATTTCTGGCGACCCCTTCCGTCTCTTTTTTAGATGCTTTTCACGAATTCCATCGTTCGCGTTTTCTTGTTCGGCTTGTACAGCTTGTGCTCGCCGTACCGTGCAAGCTTGAAGAACCTTTCTCCGTCAACTTCTACCCTAGTGTAAGGAGTGATGTCGGGCCATTCGCCGCAATGAATGGTGGTTACCTTTCCGTCCTTCTTGAAAACTCTCGTAATGTTGACGTTCTGCATTTCGGGTTCCTTTCTCTCTCCCTCACTTGCTGATACTAGTATACACCTATAGAGTCGGTGTGCAAGCCAGCGCCGGAAGTTTTCCAAAAGAAAACGGGAACCCTTTCGGATTCCCGTATCGCTATTCCTTCGCCAAGTCCTCGCGAATCAGCCTCTTGATGTAGCCCTGCTTGCTGGGCACGCTGTCGAGCTTTTCAAGCACGTCCCCGTCGGTGCGACGGTTCAGCTTCAGGTGAACCTGCCGCGTATTCTCCGCGTCGTATTTCTTCTGGGCCTTGATTTGAGCTTCAGTTGCCATGCGCGTCACCTCCGTCGTCGATTAAGTCTGCCAGCCTCTGCCACATTCCCGGCCCCGAGCTGTCTAGGTTGCAGAGCGCGTCATCGTTCCCGAACAGCGCCCTGCTCGCCTTGATGCACCCGTAGCAGTTGCCTACGGTCTTGTACGCGCTGCCCTCGTCGGCGCACCTGTGAGTGCGCAGGAACTCGACGGCCTCGCGCCTCTCCTTATCGCTTGGCATCTGTAATCACCGCCCCGCATTTCGGGCAATAGTTCCAGCGCATGTCGCCAATCGAATATCCGCAGACCTCGCAGCACGGTGTCTCCCTGCCGTACTTGGTCTTGAACTTGCCGTGGCGCGTAGTGGTCGGGCGGTCGATTAAATCGGCGAGCCTTTCGACGATGGGGATGTAATAGCCCTTGTAGTTGTTGCCGCCTTTTTCTACCGAATCCGCGATGTTGCGATAGGCGCTGTTGCCGCATTCCACAAGGTCGAGGTCGTTTTTGTAGTACTCCTCGTTTTCTCGCATGTATGTGAGTTGGTTTCTCATTCGCGCCGCTACCTCACGGCGCTTCTCGTCGGTAATCATTCGTCCACCTTCTCAACGAGGTCGCGCGGGTCCATCCGCATTGCGTCTGCCAGCGCGAACAGGTTACCCACGCGCATGTCGCGCTGGAAGCGGATGAGGGCGCTTAGCGCACCCTCCGAGATGCCTGCCATCTTCGCTAGCTGTTTCTGCGTGAGGTCATGGTCGGCTAGGTAGCGCTTGATTGCCCTCTTGCTCACCTTGTATTTGGCTGATGCTCTAGTTGTCATTTGCTCTCACCTAGTTTTCTTCCGCAGAACGGGCAGTAGCTAATCGGAATGCTCCAGCTCCCATGGTAGTCGTGTGGACGGTCAACCATAATCACCGGGCGTCCGTCAGGCATCCAGCAGATGCTTATTACGTCGAAACCGACATCGGTAGCATTGATACGGTTATATCCGTTGCAGTAGTCGCACATTAGCCCTCACCCCTCAGTTTGCGGATGCGGTCGAGAATGTCCCCGAATGCGAGCTCTTCTTTGTGTAAGCAGCAGCTATCGTTGCCGTGAATCGGACAATTAGCGCATTTATCGGCAGTAAAGTACCGGCAGCACGAGACAACAGCATCGCGCTTTGACGCTCTGCCCAAGTCCTCTTCCAGCTTCTCCCAGCTGTCTAGCGGTGTTAGGAAATAATCCTGCGGGTAGAGCGGAACTGTGACAAACTCAAACAGGCGATTGAATGTCCAGTTGTTGTTCCTGCCTCGGACGTAGTTCCACCTGAACACCTCGACCCTGTTGCCGTTCTTGTCGTACAGAGCGTCAACATCCAGCGGAATCTCTCGACCCTCCGCATCCTTGGGTAGTTCGATATTCATCTGACTTCCTTTCTGTCGTTATGCCGTTACTGCAACTTGCGAAAATCGAGCGTCACGCCTTTTAGGTCGCGCTCGATTTTCTCGGCTTGGCAAAGTGCATCCCTGATTTGAACGGCCCCCTCATCGCCGTTGCGCAACAAAAGCTCGTAGACGGCTAGCAGCGCGGCACTAAGGCTCTGGAAGAACTTGCCGCAGTCGCACCACTTGGGGCTTCTGTCCTTCATGTTCTTTGCGAAGCCCTTGTTGCTCGGCTTGCGGAACTCCTGCAACTCCCAGTTCGCGGAATCGCGCCTGTGGAGCCTGTAGCCATAGCCTAAATCGATATATTCCATTGCTCTCCTTTAACTCGGTTATTCGGTTTTGCCCGTTTCTGGGGCGCGGTTGAGAACCTTGCGGAGCAGCTCCGCGCAATCTGCGCTCGGGTAGGTCGGCGCCACCTCTTTGCGGATGAGCGCGGCACATACCGCTACGCCATATGCCATATCCGATGACGTTGGTTTTTCATCACGCATAAAGCACCAATGAAGACTGTCCACGTTGGCCAGCGCCCTCTCCCACGCCTTGCAGCGTTCGCGGTACATCTTCATGCGGTCGCGCGTCTTGGACAGTTTCGATTCAAGCCCCCGGCAATGGCGCTCTAGGTTTGCGTACCGACGCTTTAGGTCGGCTAGCTCATCGGCGTAGCTCAGGGCCAGCATTTGATAGTCCTGCATCACTCGTCTTCCTCCTTCTCGACCACCCTCGCGCCGTTCGTCGCTAGTGAATGTCATCAAAACCAGCTCCGAACATGCAGTCGTAATCGCACTCCCAAGTCTCTCCGTCGCGGCTCATGGTCGCACCATATTTCGGAGTGCCGCCGGTATTGTCGCCCCAGAAGTGGAAGTGCCATCCAAGGAAGTCGAACTCCTCGTCGTACTTGTCGGCGGCGTACCTCGTGTCGCCGTACTCCTCGTAATTGCCCCACCCGAACTTGCGGGAAAGGTCATCGAACGTGTATCGGGTCGGCTTGTCCTTGCCGTCCTCCCACTTGTAGACCTCTGGCCAACCCTGCTTGTAGCACCCGACGCGGACATTGCCGTCGCCCATGACTCCATGGTGCGAGAACTCGAACCACTCGAATCCGTCACTATGCTTAATGATGTTCGCGTACACGCGGAGTCCAGAAGGCAGGGAAGCCTCGTCTCTGTCGTATACTCCTACGTCCTCCTTGTCGGTTCTGCGCTCGCCGTTGAGGTACACGAACGCGCCGTAGTCGCTGTATGCCATAGCTAGACCTCCGTTTCGTTATCGCGCCCGGGCCATCCAAGCGCTATCGTTACGTCCATGCGCTCGGCCTGCCCGCGCACCCTCGGGTGCTTCCTCACGTGCAGGTCTACGACCTGCGCATCGTCGGCCCACGCAACCCCGGTCAGCGCGTCAATGACCAGCTTGGCCTCGCTTACGGCGTCGGGCTTGAAGGTGTCCGGCTCCGAGCGCACGCACCTCTGTCTGCTGTCCGGCAGCGGCCTGTAGACGTCGATGGTGGCTATCACCGGCTCGTGCGGACCGAAGGCCGGGGCCTTGATATCTGCCGCGCCCATCGCCTCCTCGCATGCCGCCGTGACTTCCCTCTCTGCTCTCAGGCCAGCCACGGGACCGACCGAGAACTCGATGCGGGCCGTCATGCCGGAACCTCCCCGAACAGAGCGAGTACCGCCCACAACACAGCCGGTATCAACACGTACTCGATAACCCAGCAGAGTCCGATGAACCCGACCGCTGCGCACGCGGCCCTCCACGGGAGGCGCGTGTGTCGTATCCCGCACCTCGACGGTGCCTTTGCGCCCCCAGTCGATGCCATGTCCTTCATGTGCTCTTCTCCGTTCTCTCGTATGTGCCTCCCACGGGAAGGCGGGGCGTGTGTAGGGGCCACGCCCCCGGCACGACACCGGCTGGAACGCCCGTCTGATGGTCTATCGGAGACCGACGGAACCGGTGCCGCCCCGGGAATGTGGCCCGGTGTCGAGGCTACTCTCCGCCCATCATTCGGTACTCGAGCCATTCGCCCGTGAGTGCGTGATGCAGGTAGTTCTCGGCCTTGACCGCGCCGCCGCACAGCGAGTAGCGTTCGCGCCCGTCCACTTTCTCCATTTCGTTTCCTTTCTCTCTGGGATTTGCAGTGACGGCCTGTATCTCGATGGTATCTGCCGTTTGCCCTTTCCCTTTCGCTGTTTTCAAGTATATACCTATATCACATTGGAAGCAAGGAGAACTTGCGGGGAATTTCTGGCATTGAAAAGCCCCGCCGAAGCGAGGCCTTGTTTCACTTCTCGTTGATTTCCATCAGCGTGTAGCCGAAATAATCGAGGTCGTAATTGCTCGCATCTTCCTTGCTAAGGCGCTCGGTGTAGTAGATGAAGTCGTGGTATCTATGCCCGTCAACAACCGCACCGTCAGCGCAGCAAACGAATCCTTGCATCGGCTGGCAACCAATGCCATACGGGCGTAGGCGCATTCCGTACTTGTGAAGACCGATAACCATTGCGAACTTCCTTCCTAATCGTCGTGGTTCTTGAGATTAGCAGCTTGCCACCGTCTTGGGTGTGGTCACGTAGCTCGTGACTGCTCCGTATGCGTCGAAGTGGTAGACGGTTCCGCTATCGCCGAGAACTGCCGCGAACGTCACCCCGAGTTCGTTGTGCTCGCAGTACACGACCTTTGCTCCAGCTTCGCCGTACTCGCTCATCGTCCTGCTGACTACCGCATCAAGCTCAGCCTTCATCGTGTCGTTGTGTCCCATTGCCGTTTCCTTTCTCTCTCACTTGCTGAAACAAGTATACACCTATGCTATTCGGTTTCAAGCGAGAATGGAATGTTTTTCTAAGAAGAAAGCCCCCATTTCTGGGGGCCTTCTCCTACCTTACGAAGAGCGCCTTGTACTCCTCAATCTTATCCAGCAGGAACCACGTGGCCACGTCGTAGTCTTCCTTGTCGGATTCCGTCATGTCCCCGACCTTTCCGCTCCAATGGAACCGTGAGCCATCATAGAGGAGAACCTCATCGTCGGGCTGGAAGTCGGTGTCGAAGATTGTGTTTGCCATTTGGGGTTCCTTTCTCTCGCTTTCCCCTATTGCGGTTACTAGTATACACCTATAACGAGCAGTCGCAAGCGAGAATCTGAACCTTTTTTCGCTCATATATGGGTGCGGCCCGCAAGGTCGTGACTTGCGAGCCGCTAGAGAGAGGAGCACCGACATAGGTGCGGCTACATTCTACCACGGAGGAACCTCCTGAGCTGCTTCGCGGGCGAAGTCCTGTCATAGTGCATGCGCCTCGCTATCGTCTCCCAGCTCTTGCCCTCTAGAAACCTCATAACCGCGATTGCCCTGATTCCGGGGTCAGGTATCGTCGCTATGAATGCCATCACCTCAAGCCTTGCCGACTCCACGGCCCTCGCCTGCCTGTCTATCGCCCTCAGCACGTCCTTGCTTGGCTCGCGGGTCGCAACCCTGCGGAGCGCGTCCAACTCCGCCTGTAGGCTGCGAGCCTGCGAAAGCTCGCGCTCGGTCACAGCCCCAGCAGCTCCTTTGCTGCTGCCGTCCTTGCGGCATACTCGGAGCGCCTGCGGTCGCAGCCGTTGAACGCCACCGGAACGCACATGTCCATGATTCTGCTGTACACACGCTGCTCGCCTATCCCGTCTGCCGCCATGAGGTCGCGCGGGTTGATGTTCGTCGTGACTATCAGGGGAAGCTTCGAGCGGTAGCGGGCGTCAATCACGGCGGTGACCTGCTCGGTCATGTACTCTGTCTTACGCTCGGTGGCGAAGTCATCGATAACCAGCAGGTCGAACTTCTGGAGGCCGTCGATGTACTCCTGCCTACCTGAGAAGCCGTTCGAGAGCTTGTTCACGATGCGCTGGAAGTTGGTCATTAGGCACGGCGTGCCGTTCTCTATGAGCGCGTTGGCGATGCATGCTGCGGCGAAGCTCTTCCCGCTTCCGACGTTCCCGTACAGCATAAGGCCGGTGCCGTTCTCCAGCATCTGCGGGAACTTCTCGACGTAGCGCTTCATAGCCGCCATCGTCCTCGCGTCCTTGCCATCGTCGTTGGCGAACGTCCACTCCCGCATCTCGGAGTCCGGGAAGCCGGTGCTGCGCATCCTGTCCACGCGCTGCATCCTCTCGCGTGCCCTGTCCTCTTCCTTGAGCCTTTCCTCCATCTCTACCTCGCACTTGCACATGCAATACGGCTTGAGTACCCTGCCGCCGCACTCAATCTCGCACTGCTTGGGCGTGTGGCACTTTCCACAGTAGAGCAGGCCGTCCTTGATGTAGTCACCCTCGTGCGGCTTGTGGTTCTGGGCTGCCGCCTTGGCAAGCCCCTCGATGATTCCGTTCGTGTCCATGATTATCCTTCCTCTCTCTATCGCGGCTTTGTCTCTATCGCGTCTTCGGCGCGTACTTTCCGACCTCCAGAACCTTGTCCAGCTCCTCGTCACCGGTGCTCTGGTAGTAGTAGTCGGCGTCTACCTTCTTGTTGAATCCTGTTGATGTTTCACGTGAAACAGTGCCCCTCTTCTCTTCCTTGTCCTTCCGTGCCCAGTTCCGAATAGTTGCCAGATGATTCTTGTAACTCACGCCCTTCGATTCCATGTAGTAGCTGAGCCGCTCGATTCTCCCCTCCCAGTCCGTTGGGAACTCGGCTTTTAGCTTCTCCATGTCTGAGTCACTGAGAAGGACGTTCTGGTACTCTCCGTACTTGTGGCGCGGCTCCCTCTTTCGCGAGGGCTTATCGCATTTGATAGATGGATTGGTGATGGATGGGTCACTGATAGAAGAATCTTTGTTGCTACTTTGAAGTGATACGGGGTCGCACTTTGAAGTTGTACCCCCGTCGCACTTTGAAGTGATACGGGTATCACTTTGAAGTTGTACGGCCTGTTCGGTTGGGCGGTAATACGCTCGCGTGCCTACTTCGCTGTTCTTGACTTTTTGATGATATAGCAGCCCGAACTTCACCAGCTTCTTGAGCCTGCGCCTTACGGCTTCGGGGTTGAGGTGCATAATCGGTAGCTCGTCGCATACGTATGAAGCATTGACCCACCCATATTCGACCCCATCTATTACCCTCTTCTCCATGCCACCAAAATAGAAGTCCATAATCCATCGCAGAATCATGAGGTCGCGTTCGTCTATTGATTGATGCTCATCGCACAGATTAAGGACTTGCTCTTGGCTGAAGCCGAATATCGTGTATTTCATCGTTACATCCACCCCTCGTATTCTTCAACGAACGTCGGGTTCATTTTTACGACGATGATTTCGCCGTCACCAATTGGAGCTGGTAATACAGCTCCTTCGTTTATGAGCTTTCCACCTTCTCCTAAAATGGCTATGTCTGCAATTCCTACGTGGTCTATATCACGCAAAGCCAAGGACGGTGGAAAATTGAAGTATGAGTACTTGTTGAAAAACTCTGGGTAGTCAATCAGAAACCTGTCTTTTTCTCTCAGGCTCCTTCTGTACATGAGTTCCCCCGTCACCACGGCCATTTCAACGGGATATTCAACGTCTTCCATCTTTGATAGCTTTCTTGCCAGAATGACGCTGTACGAATGCCTGTACATGCCGCCCTCCAAAACGAAACCACGCCGTAGGTAACAGCTACGACGTGGTTTCCTATTTCATGTCGCGTTCACGACTTGAAATTATGTGTTATCCGTAAGCCTGTTGCCCTTACATGGCCTATTATAGCATCACGATTCCTTGATGTTGATGTGATTGATGTACGCCATGAGCTTTTTCTTCATCTTGTACTCTGGCGTCTTGAAGCCTTTGCAGTCCTCCACAACGACCTTGCCGTCGCGGTAGTAGACGAAGTCGGCGATGTACCTCATTCCACGGTACCTCACGCCATCACACTCGAAGCTCGGCAGAATCTCGAAGGGCACCTGAAGGCGAAGTCCCCGAATCCTTCCAGCTTCCTGCATATCGCGGAGCTTGACGTATCGCTTCGCCTCCTTGGCGCTGTCGAACTCGATTCCGTTAACGGTTGTCTTCTTCGCGTGGTACTTACTTGCCCGCGCTGCCATTGTCTTCACCCTTCCCGAAGCTGTAGCGTGCGTACCTCGTGGCCTGTCCGAAGCGGTTCTTGCTGCGCTCCCGCTCCGTGTGTATGTCGTGGCCGTCCTCCTTAAGCTCGAAGATAACAGCCGCAAGCCTTGTGACCCCCAAGTCCTTGAATGCGTCCAGCGGCGTGATGCTGCCGAACTCCCTGATGTAGTCGAGAACCATCTTCTTTTGGCTCACCATTGCAACCCCCTTTCTAAACGTAGTTTCTGCCTATTACCCGCATCCAATCGTCGAGCGTCCAGCCGTAGTGCTCCATGGCACGCTGCTGCGAAACCGCCTGAAGGTACTCTTCGAACGGGCGGTTGAAATGCACAGCATAGGCGCTCATGTTGTGCGCGTCTGGCGATAGGAAGACGTACAGGCCAAGCTCGATTGACTTCTTGCGGTTCGGTCCGTGGAAGACCTCGTGTCGCACGAGCCACGGTTCGCGCTCGTCGTACCATTCAATCAAGACACCGTGCCGCTCGTCGTACCATTCGCCGCACCCGAGAATGCTGTGCTCTCTCATCATCCCTCGCCTTCCACGTACCTCAGCCTTGCTATTTCCTCGCGGGTGAGAACCGGGACGCCCTGCGCCTCGCATTCCTCCCGCGCGCCGTCGATGAGACGCGAGAACTCAGTCGAATCCATGTGCGAGGAACCCTTGTAGACGCGGTAATGGGTGAACTCATGCCCGCCAGCGAATCCCGTCCCGATTTCCTCGAAGTATCGGAAGTACCCGGAGACGTCTATGTCTGAACGGACGCTAACGACCTCGAAAGGCGCGTGCTCCCTCAGCATGCGGAAATGAAGTTCGGAAGTCGGGATTCTCAGGACTCGCCCAAGCTGGTTGAGCATCGCCCAATAGTATGCGTTCTGGGTTAGCGTGCGCTTGCGCTTGCGCTCCTTGATTTCATAAAGCTGCTCGCCCTTCGGCTGCGAGAACAGCCAATGAATGATTTCCTCGGCTGTTCCAATCGTGCTACCAATCATTCCGCGTCACCTCCTTCCAAGTGAGTGGGCGGGACGCTCTGAAGCGCCCCGCCGATTAGACTAAAACGTAGACTAAAACGTAGACTAAAACGGGATGTACTCGTCGTAGACGGCCTGCGCCTGCTGTGGCGGCTGGTAGTCCTGCTGCGGCTTGCGGTTCTGCATTAGCTCGATTTCCTGCGCGATGATATCGACCTTGGAATGCTTCTGGCCGGCCTTCTCCCAGCTCGAATAGTGGAGCTTGCCCGCGATTGCGACCTTCATGCCCTTCGTGAGGATGTCGCTCAGCGCCGTGGCGCGGTTTCCAAAGGTGACGCACTCGAAGAAGTTGGGAACGTCCTCCCATTGCCCCGAAGCGTTCTTGCGTCGGTCATTCACAGCGATGCCGAAGCTCAGCACAGGCGTGCCGCTTGCCGTGCTGCGAAGCTCTGGTGACCTCGTCAAATTTCCTACTAATGCAACATGATTAATGCTCATTAGTAGACGCCCCCTTGCCGTTCAGCTCTTCGAGCTTCTTGTCGTATGCGTCCCCCATGATGTGGCGGAAGACGGCGCTGGTGGTCGCATCGTTCCATGTGAGGTATTTTCCCGACCAATCAGTGCCCGCCATGTTGAGCAGGACGTCCTTGACCATTTCCATGTCGAATTTCGCCTTCAGCAGGTTTTTGTATTCAGTGTTCGTGATTTGAACCGTGTTCTCCATTTTCATCGTTCCTCTCTATTTGCCGGTTGCGAAGACGAAAGCCCTGCAACCTTTCGTGTCGTTGTAGATGCTAAGCCCCGTTATCTGGCCGCTCTCGATTCTGACCTTCTCGCAGCGGAAATTGTCGTAGCATTGAAAGCGCCCGTTCTTACCCTGCTTGATGTTGAGCTTATCGGCTGGAACCCAGATGAATGGGGCCGTGTAAAGCTCGCGCCCGATGCCGAGCATGAATCCGGCTCGCTTGAATGCGTCCGAGGCGCGCCCCTTCTCGGCTTCCATATTTGACGGCGTGCCGTTCGACTGCTTGGCAATCCACTGTGATTTTTCCGCGTCCCAGATTTCGATTGTGCAGAACAGCTCGCCGTTGATGCTCTGGTACGAGTCGCGCCAACCCATCACGCCGAAAGTCTCGTCAAGGATGCGCATGTCGCAACGGCTGTCTTTGTAAAGCAGAAGCGACACGCCCCTCTGGCTGCACTGTCCCACGCGAACCTCGATTTCGTCTGCCCTCAGCTCGCGCATGTCACTTCACCTGAAGGCTCTCGTTGGTGACGATTTCGGCGTGCTCGATTTCGCGCCCGTCAGCAAGAGCCGCCTTGATTGCCGCGCGGTTCGGCGTAGGCTCCTTGAAGGTTAGCAAATCTCCTGCGTTCTTACGCGCCCAGTCGATGAAGGAATCATCGACCTGAACGCTCGACGACTTGCGGTAGCTGCAACGGAGCCTTGGAGATTCGAACTTCTCGCCCTTCAGCGCGTAAACCAGAAGGGCCTTGATGCGCTCGGCCTTGTTCTCCACGGCCTTGCGACGCTGTGCGAGGTTCGCTTCCTCTTCCTTCATCGCCTTCGCTTCGGCCACGAGGTTCTTATAGAAGCAGCCGATGTTCTCGACCTTCTGCGTGCGCTCCATCTGCAGCTCGTCGAAGCGCTTCTCGTCCTCAATCTCGCCCGTCTCCATGTCGACCAGCGACAAGATTGAATCGTCTATCTCGTAAATGCTCATACTCATAGCAGTTCGATTCCCTCCTTATTGGTTAGTTCTTTCAATTCTTCGTCGGTGTAGTAGACCGGCGCTTCAGGCAGTAGCTCATTTATCAGGTCATAGAGTGCCACCAGATGCTCCCTTGATGGTTTATGCCGTTCCGTCTGAATCACCCCCGAAAAGATAGTCAAGACCTGCGTGGCCGTTTTTCATGGCGATTGCCTGTGACAGCTTGAGCATTTCGTCAAGCCTCCACTCGCTGGAGCCATTTAGCAACCTGTAGAAAGTCCCAAGGCTTACTCCTGCGGCTTCCGCACACTCGCAAGTGGTCATGCCTGCGCGAGCTATCTCCGCTTTTAGATTGCGATACATCCGTTGCACCTCCTCATATGTGTTCACGATGCGCACATTCGTGTGCATCTCGTATGGCTTCACTATACACCCATAAATTTCAAATTGCAACACAATTTAGTCAGATTTGCGAAAATTGCTATCAATTTTGCGCGCGATTGTGTTTACATTGCAAATCGCACATGATATATTAAAGAGGCGAAATGCACGGGACGACGACGTTTCGACACGAAAGGGGGTTTTACGACATGGCATTTTGCGACAATCTTCGCGCACTTATGAGCGCAAAAGGCGTTTCACGTCGAAAGATGGCGGCAGACTGCGGAATCAGCCCATCGGCGGTTAATTCATGGTTCAACCGGAGCGCCGAAAATATCAGCTTGCCGACATTGCTCAAATTATCCGAGTATTTCGGTGTAACGATTGAGGAATTAGTGCATGGCACGCCGCAACGGGAGATAACTTTTTCAAACCGGATTTACACCGACAAAGAACTTGAAGAAATACAACTATTTGCACAATTTTTACTACACCGAAGAAAGGACTAGATGATGAATGGCATACGCAATGTACCTGCGAAAATCCCGCATAGACGAAGAAGCGGGACTTGAAAACACGCTAAGCAAACACGAAACCATGCTCCGCGACATGGCCGCGAACATGGGCATACACGTAGACGAAAGACACATATACCGTGAAATAGTATCGGGGGAGAGCATAGACGCGCGACCTCAAATGCAACGCCTGCTGAAGGCCGTGGAGATGGGACTGTATACCGGCGTCCTATGTGTCGAACTCGAACGCCTCAGCCGCGGAAACGGGGAGGACCAAGCGCGTATACTCCGAACATTCCAATTCAGCGGCACGAAAATCCTAACGCTTAACAAGGTGTACGACCTTGCAGGTGATGATGAGTTTGACGAAGAATTTTTCGAGTTTGGACTGTTCATGAGCCGCCGCGAATACAAGACGATAAAACGCCGTCTGCTGCGCGGTAGACTCCAAGCGCAACGCGACGGATATTTCATCGGCAGCGTTCCACCATACGGGTATGGCAAACGCAAGGACGGGAAAGGGTGGACGCTATGCCCCGACCCACACGAGTCGCACATCGTGCGCCTAATATTCGACCGATACGCTCAAGGTGCAAAAATCAACGATATTCTTCGCGAACTCCAAGCGTCCGGCGTCAAACAACGAACAGGCAACGACTTCACCCGCACACGAATCGGCGAAATACTGCGAAACCGCACATACCTCGGAGAACTGCAAACCAAACGAAAAATAAAAAACCGCCGAATAATCGACGGGGAAATAAAAGAAACCTACATACGTAACAGCGGCATGGAATACGTGCAAGGCAGACACGAGCCGATAGTCAGTACAGACACTTTCGACCAATGCGCCGCACGCCTGCGCACCATGGAAACACGCACACGCTACGCACACACAAACCGCAACCCGTTGGCATCACTGGTCGTATGCGCTCAATGCGGCAAGACCATGCAACGCACCAACGGCGCGCAAGCGGAATACCTCATATGCAAGACGTTCGGCTGCACGACCAAAAGCACGAAACTCGACATAGTGGAACGGCTGACGGTGGACGCCATACAAGCTGAATTGGAACGCCTGACCTACGTGTGGGCGGAATACGAAACAAAAGCGAATGACAACACCAACGAACTGCAAGTCCTAGAGGCAGAGATAGACAAACGGCAGAAAATGCTCGAACGCGCCTGCGAAGCCTACGAAACAGGCATATACGACAGAACCACATACCTGCAAAGGGTGCAAAAGGTCAACGCGGAAAAGGCCGAACTGACGGCGCGCCTTGAAGCATTGCAAGCCGCCGAACCCGAACGCGACATAAAACGAATCCCGGTGCTGTCCAAGGCATTGGACGAATACTGGACACTCGACAGTGAAGACCGCAACCGCCTGCTGAAAGGCATGGCGGAACGAATAGAATATGAAAAGACCGAGCGCGGCACGGGATTGAACCCACGCCTGCGCGTAACTCTCAGAATCTAAATGTTTATCATCTTGTGCCAGATTTATAGGGCACGCGATGATAAACAGACAGAGAATATAGACAAACATAGGCGGATAGCGTAGTGCTACCCGCCTTTTTTGTGCTTAGCTTACCCGCTTCCACATGAACACGACCAGATATGGAGGAAGGTTGTTGTGTGGCTTGCCGCCGCCAGCCGCCTCCGTCGAGCTGCCTTGGTCAACAACAGCATTTGCATCTTGCCCAGTACCAGTAAGACCCCACGCTTTGGTGTTGCTCCACTCAAGCCTCTCAGGGTGAGTGTGGGACGGCATCTCGTCAACTGTGAGAGTGTGTGTGACCTCGCCGCCCATTTCCCCTGCCGGGAAATTCTCGGCACCAGCCGCATAGCTACCCCAGTAGTCTGTGGTATTGGCCACATTAGAGCCAGCTCCGATGAGGAATCGGCCTTGCGAGATTCGCTCCCACGTCCCACCGAACAATGCAGCGGGATTCACGTCGGTCACGCTCAGGTAGATTGCCCCGACCGGGTAGGCTCCCTGAGCCGTCAGCCATGCCGAATCGCCGAGTTGCAGAACGTCCGATTGGCTGGGAAGGCAGTTCACGCCGACGCTCGACTTCTTGGTGTCGATGAAGAACGACGGGATGCCCTTGCCGAGTGTGAGGTTGTATTCGGTCGATTCGAGCCTGTCCGCGACGGTCACGGCGAAGTCATAGGCCGAATCCCTGTCGCACGTCACCGTGGATTGGATGGAATCGGCCAACTCGATTGGCGTTCCGTAGCTCGAATCCGAGACCTTCTTGAACTTCGCCGCGATTGTCACGGCATTCTTGCCATTAAGGTACGAGTAGCGCGCGTTCGCGGTGATGTACGTCGTAGGCTCGAAGTTGTTCAGGCGGTGCAGGTCGATGACCGCAGTAGGTGCGCTGTAATCATCGACGGTCACCTGAACCGATTTGCTCGCAGTGAACCCACGGCTGTCCGTTGCCGTGACTGTCAGCGCCTGAGAATACGAGACGTCAACAGCACCGAGCGAGACTGTCCCAGAACTCTTAACTGTCTTTGATACCCCACCGAATGCGACGGTGTAGCTCGCGATGGTCGCGCCCTTCTTTGCTGTCGCGGTGGGCACTTTCACCGCAAGCGTCGAATGGTTCTGGACGATGCGCGACTTATCCCCAGTCACCGCCACCGTTGCCGCGTTGGCGTCCTCATATGAGACCGCCCCAAGCTCGGGCGCTGCATCGACGATGTTCATCTTCCTATCAGCGCGCGAGTAGTACGCCGTGCCGTCGATGGTCGTTTCCAGAACGTATGTGACCTTCAGCGTCTGCGATTTCTTGCTCGCGTTGCGCAGGGCCGTGCGCTCCGAATCGGTGAGCTGCATCGTGTACGAGCCGCTTGCCCCGCTTATCGCTCCGGCCCTCGTGATGCTCCAGCCCTCGAACTCGATTGAGACGTCGCACGAGAACGAAGACGGGTTGCTGTAGGTGAGCGTCGGGTCCGTCTCGTCGGTGAAGTCGTTGGCGGTCACGATGGTCGCGTTTCTGGCTATCCTGTCAAGAGTGATGGAGCCAGATGCCGTGATGCTCCCGACCTTCTTGCCGTCAATCGTGGCGTTGATGTTGAACGTGTCGGAAAGCTTCGCGGTCTTGGTTCCGTCCGCGTCATGCGACACCCTGTGGACGGTCGTACCGAGAAGGACGGAGCCGCCCTTCTGGTTGATGGCCCCAGAAGTGTATCCCTGCGAGACACCTCCGACAGAGCATGTGTTCGTGCGAGAAGCGATGTTCAGCGAGTACGCGGGGCCGATGACGAGCGTGTGCTTGACCGTCACGTCGGAATAATTGCCAGCCGCGTTCTGAACCGCGCTCCAATCAGCGCGTAGCGTGTAGCCGCGATATGCGCCTGTGATGCTTCCGCTTGATGCCATTCGATTCCCCCCTTCCTATGCGAGTGCTACGAACGCGATTCCCGTGCTCGCGTCCGTCTTGATGGGTACCATCTTGAGCAAGCCGCCGACAGCGAGCGAGCTGTTGATGTACCCGTTCGCCATGTAGAACACGCCGTCGGTAACGCCGTAGGTCGCGTTTCCCTGCGCGTCGTAGCCGACAAGCCCCTGCGAAGCGTTGATTTCGATTCGCGAGCCGTCGTTGGCCCACATGCGAAGCCCGTCCTTGTCGAGCTGTCCAAGCAGCGAGCCGCCCGCCGAGCGAACCTCCATCACGCCGTTGCCGTTTTCGGTACCTCCCAGCTTCAGCGTTCCGCCCTTGATTAAATCGGCCACGAAATTGATGACGTTGATATTCTGCATGTTCATCGTGCCGTCGATGCCCCATGCGCTCTCGAAAGTCCCAGCGATGCCGTTGCGCGAGAACGCGATGCCGTTGTCGTTAATCATGATGACGTTGTGCGCTTCCTCCTTCGGCAGCGCGTCCAGCACCATGATTTTGGAGCCGTCGTAGATGACGTACGAAGCGCCCATCGACTGCGTGATGGTCTGCGTGACTGTATCCGTAACGCCCTGAATGGCGCTGTTGACCGTGCTCTGTGCCGCGCTTTGCGCAGACGATTGCAGCGTTCCAGCAAGGCCGCTGAGCGTCTTGGTGAAGTTTCCGAACTCGATTTCTGTGTACTTGCCGAGGATGCAGTCATACGTGAACCCGATAACGTTTGTCAGGATGTGAACGCCAAGGCGCTCGTCGATGACTTCCACCGTGTCCCCGATGTCGGTCACGCGTTCGAGGTTGGCCTTCAACGTGTAGTTGACCTTCGGCACGCAGTTTGCGTTGACGTAGTCCTGTGCCTGCCTTCTCAGGTCATCGACAAGGGCTTTACGGTATGCCGTCTCGTCGTTGCCGTAATCGTCTTTCTCGATTGAGGATTGCGAGAACGAGACGGTCTTGGTGAACGGTATGTCCCATTTCTGCTCGCTCTCGACGTAGATTGACGCGCTCGGGTCTTGGTCGTTCAGCAGAATGCCGTCCTTGCCGACTGGCAGCAGCTTCGTTGCGACGCTGCTCCAATCGTACTTGCACGTGAGTTCCTTCAGGTTCTTGCGGTACCTGACGGTCACGCCGTTGTCTGCCCCGATTGACTGGCGAAGCTCGATGCGGAAATTATCGCGCACCAGATGCCCACCCCAGCGCTCGATAACCGTTTGAATCGCTTCGTAAAGCGACTTTCTGACGCAGCGGAACGAGTCAATCGTCTGCACGTCCGAGATGGTTACGAACTCGCTCTTCGGCTCCGTGGCTTCGTTCAGGTGGTCGAGCGCCGAGTTTGCCGTCATGTCAACGACATACGAGTCGGCTATGAGGTAGTTCTTGGAATCGTAGAACACGTGCCACGCCTTGAGCGAAACCTTGGTGCTCTTCTTGGTAACGTCCGATATGCGGAACGCCTGCGCGCCCTGCGGTGTGTCCGCGACGATTATCTTCCCGCTCGTAAGATGGTCGGCATATTTGGTGCTCGCTTCAAAATCGAGGTAGTAATCGCCGTTGTCCTTCTTCGTGACCTTGGCCTTAGTAGGCAGAACAACCATGTCGCCGTTGGTGGTGAAGCTCTTGTCGGTCGCTTCGAAAACCCTAATCATAGATGCACCTCCCTATATGCCAAGGGGGGCGCATCGCTGCACCCCCCCTCATTCTAGCAGCGCGTTGTCTCATGTCGCGCAGTTGGCATGTTGTTTTCTGGCGGTCATGCTCCGCCGTTGCGCATGGGCGCTATTTCAGCTCGATGCCGTAAATGTCCTTGTACGCGGCCTTCGTGGCGTCCTTGTACTTCTCGGGAACGCTGTCGAAAGTGCGAAGACCCTTGTAAATCAATCGCGCGTAGATGTAACCCATTCTATGCCCCTTCCACGATGGTTGCTACAGCTTCCTGCAACTCGCTGATTTGCTCAGCGTTGATTTCGTCCTGACCCTTCACGCGGTTGGCGAAATGGGCAACGATGTTCTCGCCGTCCGTCTCTGCCTTCACGGAAACGGGCACGAGGTGCTGCACAACGGCGCTGTCGAACGTAGCGCCCTTCAGGTTGTCCTCGGTGAACTCCGCGCGGATAGCGTCAAGCTCAGCGAAGGTCTTAACCACCGCAACGCAATCGAGCGCTGTGCTCGAATCAGTAAAATCATAAGTCTTGCCATTTGCGAACTTGTAAGCCTTTGACATTGTTTATCTCCTGTTCTCTGTGGAATATTTACCGCTTGCATGGAGCGGGATATGGAATGCTATGCGGCAATCCAGATGCAGTGCCCAATGTTGCGCCCTCCTGTAACAGCTGCTGCGCAAATAAAGTTAACTGCGCCAGAATCCATGACCTCAACTTCAGCAGTGCTGTTGTCGACAATGCCGTTTGGTTGTGTACGCACGGCCGGAGCGAGGAATGATTTGGTCGGACGGAATCCAACGGGCAGCGTCCCGGCAGTCCATATTTCTGCCGTTTCCTGCGCGAAATTCCAATACATCTCTACCAAGAAGCCTTTTTTACGGTAAGCGACATGGGCGCTCGAGAAGTCTTTCCCATATAAGAACTGATAGCCAACCTCGCGGGATACGGAATCCCGCACGGTCTTAATCTCTCCCGCCACGGTGGTTGACGTGGAGTTTGAATCGCTGATTGTTGAACCCTTCGCGATTGAAGACTTCACCTTGCGCAGCACGCCACCAACGACAACGTAATCCCCAGCGGTGTACGCCTGCGATGCCGTGGTCGAAGATTCGACCGCAGCGCTCGGAACGATTTGGCGCTGAAGCAAAACGCTGCTTGATTTGTTGATAGTGAAAGTGCTCGTTGTGTTGTCGGTGTATGTGATTGTGTAGGTATCAACGGTATCCGTGCTAGCGGTCTTAGTAATTTCCGTGATGCCGCGCCCGTCCTTGCCCTTCACGTTTCCGATGATGATTTTGGCCATTCTATCCCTCCTAAATTATATAATAAACGTTTCCAGTGCTTTTATCATACTCGAATTTGGGGGCGCTGCTTGCTGCGTCGCTGTAATATGCGACAAGATTGCCAGCGTCATCTACGCCAAGCGAGAAAAGCCCAGATATAGGCACCGTAATGCCAGCGTCTCCCTTTTCTCCCTTCGCGCCGGTATCGCCCTTGACACCCTGAATTCCCTGCGGGCCGGTGTTCCCCCTTGGGCCTTGGGGCCCAGTGGCGCCTTGTGCTCCGGTGGGCCCGGTCGCGCCCGTGTCGCCTTTGAGCCCCTTCGGCCCCTGTGGGCCTTGAGCTCCCGTCGCTCCCTTGATGGAGCCCGCGTAGGCCCACTTCGCCGCGCTCGCCGCGCCCGATACCGTGCAGCGGTACACCGCGCCCGTGGACGTGTTGAGGTAGTAGTCGCCGACGAGTGCCGACGAGATGCCCGTTGAGAATACGGCACCGGTTGTGGACGTGCCCGTCACTGCGGTCCCGCTGTACCATTGACTGCCGCGCTGGCCCGTGGCTCCCGTCGCTCCGGTTGGCCCCGTCGCTCCATTCGGCCCTTGCGGCCCGGTGTCTCCCTTTTCGCCCTTGTCTCCCTTTGCGCCGTTGGTTACCGTGAAGCTGCCAGCGGCGGTACCGTCCGAAAAAGTTGCGGTGTAGGTATCGACAAGCCCGGAACTTGCGGTCTTCT